TAAATCTCTTTCTTGATTTGCAAGGTTGGCTTTATTCGACGATTCTTTTATTTCTTTCATCTCTTCTTTATTTTCTAAATTAATTTTTTTCCACTCTTTGTAGTTGTTTTGCATCTCTTCATAGTTATCGCTTTTTTCTTTAATTGCAAAAATAAATTTTAAAGAAGCTTTAAACCCTTTAAATAAAAGCTTTAAAAAATAAAAAGCAATAGCAAGTTTTGCAATAATAGCAAATACCGCGGGGTCTGCTAATTCTTTGATTTGATTTATAAAGTCTTTAAAGTCCATTTTTTAAATCTTTAAATTTATGGTCAATATAATCTTTCATTCTTATTTCTAAAAAACTAATTTGCTCTACGACAAAATGCTTCATATTTTCCTGCAATCTATTTTCCGAATCCTTTATTTTTTCAGCAAAAAAATTCTCCATTTTTTCTTTATGCTTGTTGTCTCGTATTATAAAAAAACTTTTATTTTTATCGTATAACAAATAAATAACAAAAGCGCCAACCATTACCGAAAATTCAGGCGCCTGCTTCATTAGATTAAATATATTAATGAAATCAATCATATCTTTTTCTTCCAATGTTTACCACCAGCAATTATAACCGCGCAGTAAAATAGTTTAGATTTCCAAACTTCTAAATTACTATTGCGTAAACCGCTATAAAACGCCATGTCGGCGTCTCTTCTAAACATGTCAAAGGTTTTTAGCTCTGAATATAAAAAGTCGTGAGCAATTGCATTTTCAACACCAACATCAAAATTACTAACGAAAGGCTTAAATATAAACGGAATTGAAAAGCCGTTAGATTCAAAACCAGCAGGAATTACATAAGCCTCAGGAAGTCTTTGACCAGCAAAATTGATATAAAATCGCAAAGGCTCCATAAGAACAATTTTATCTTTTTTATCTTTTTTTGCCGTAAAAACTGGCTTGTCTATAAATTCAAATCCTGATCTCATTAAACCTCAAATTTAATTGTTTCAACTTCATCGACACTTTTACAAGCATTGATTTGGACTTCTTTTTGTTTTAAAAGTATGTTGTTCTGTATTTCTCTTGTTTGGATGTGTTGAGCTAAAGAAAATGCAACAGGAAAGATATTAACCACGCCAGCTTGTTCTTTACCATCTTTAATAATCTTTGTTGGATATGGTACAACTTTTTGTTTAACGCAATTATTGTAAGCTAGTTTTTCGCTAGCATAATCCGTGCCAGTTTTCCTAGCATAATCATTGCAACTAACATAATCCATAGTGCATTTACTTAAAAAGCTTTCAGAAGTTAAATTTGAATTTGGTATATCATTGACATGCCAATGAAACTTAACTTCAGCTCCAATTCTAGCGCCGTCTATAATTTCAGGTGCAAGGTGAGATGTAAACGGTTCTGTTTTTTTAGCTAAAATAAATGTTTCGAGTTGAGCAAGTTTGTCATCTTTTGCTCGTTTTAAATATTCTTCTGCTGTAAATTCAGGTTCTAATTTACCGCCATTTTTAATAAATTCTAAGCAAGCAAGATAATCTTGATTAGTTGCGTCAAATTGAGAATTTCCCTCATAAGCAACAAAAAATTGGTTATTAAATTTATAACCTTTTTGACTTTTTATATCTTGAACTTTTTCTATTTTCATAAATAATTTTAATTATAATATTCAGTTATTTCAATATAGCCAGTGCCACCTGAACCACCCACAAAACCACTTGTTCCAACCGATCCACCCGAACCACCAGCGCCTACCGCATAAGAATAAGTTGCGCTTGGAGAGGTAATTATTGCATCGATAAAGCCACCAGCACCGCCACCCGCTCCTGCAAATGTTGTTGTTGCAGAACCGCCAGCACCACCGCCACCAGCTCCAGTATTGGCAATAGCAGATCCACCAGCTCCACCACCATTTCCGTTTCCGCCTGAACCAGCACCACCAAACGCTGTTGTTCCACCAAAACCACCGCAAGGACTTGATCCGATAGCTGATGAAGTAAAGCCAGCTTGACCATAACCACCGCTTAAAGCAGTCCCAATTGGTCCAGTTCCTAAAGATGAACTACCACCAGCTCCACCTAAAGATCCGTTTGTTACGCCTCCTGTTCCGCCATTTGCGACCAATAAAGATGTTCCAAAAGTTGTATTTCCACCATTTGCTCCCGCTCCTGCGCCAGCTCCTGAACCAGCACCACCCGCACCTCCACCAGCCATTTTTACTCTGGTGTATAAAGTTCCAGCCGAGGTTGTGTGCGTTCCTGAACCAGATGTATATTTTGTAATTGTTGGCGGTGTAAAAGATGAAGAATTGTTATCAACATAAGATTTAGTTGCGGCTTGATTAGGGTCTGTTGGGCTACCACTTAATATCAACGCACCAGTCATTGTGTCGCCCGCTTTTTTTACCGCTCCTATGTCATCAGCTGTTGGTTCAACACCTGACAAACCTCTGTAAAGACTTGATAATCCTTTCATAAATATATAAATGTTTAATCTAACTTACATTTACTCAAGAAACAATAGTTATTATTAATGTTTTAAATAAATATTCAACAATTATTTTAACTCTTGATACATATTTTGAAAAAAATTATTCCAATTTTTCCCTAATTTTTCTTGAGCTGATGGTAAACCAAAAGTTGCACCAGTTGTTTTATAACTTTTTTCAAAAAAAGAAAACCAAACTGAATCAATTTTGCCATTTTCTTTAACCAAAGGTTGTCCCGCATTTGGCACTCCAATATCAACCAATAAATCAGTTTTAATTGTTGTTTTTATTTGTTGAAAAAAAGTATTCCATTCAGGTTTTACAATATTGTTTTCTTCTACAACTAGTTGTTGAACATTTGGTAAATTAATCATCTTCTGTTTCCACTTCTACAAATGCTCCTACAATATGAAATTTAGTTGGCTCGCTATAATTTAACCTAACAATAAAAGAGCGTGCTTTTCCACCAATCTTTGTCCAAAAGACTTCTGTTAAGAAAGAGCCTTCTGCGCCAATTGGTTGCCATAATTCGTCAGTGTAAGTCTTCCCGCCATTGTCGGAAAACCTTCCCACTAATTTTGGATCAATCCCTTGCCCTGTTGCAATACCAACTCCCGTGTCCATCATTACAACAAATTTATTTAAAGACATTCTTGCAAAGTTTTTAAACATTGTTGTTCCAATAATTTCTCTTTTGATTACTGTTTCGTTTTCAGTGTAAACATCGGGGTCTAATTCATAAATAATTCCAGTTTGAAAATCGCCAACTAAGTTTTTACCCGCAAAATAAGCATAGCAATTGGCTCGCCACCTTCCGTTAATACCTGAATTATTAACACTTTCTCTTTCGTGCCAGAGTTCAGTTGTAATATCATATTCCCAAGTTTTGTTTTGACTTGGAAAAGTTAAGCAATAAAATTTATGCCCGTCTTGAACATAGGTAAAACCAATTGCATCATCAATTATTGTGTATTTTTCCATTTCTTGTGAAATTGGAAAAGTAGAAATTGGTTTTAATTGATAACCGATAGTTTGATAAACAATTCTGTCATTTCCTAAAAAGAAAAATGAATTGTCCATTGTGGCAATTGAATATTTGGAGGCGCAACCTTTCTCAATATAAACACCTTCTTTCCTCTGAAACAGAGGTGAGCCCGATCCAGTATTGTAAAACACTTGAATAATATTTTCTTTAAAAAACCAAAGCTCTAAATTGTTTTGATAAACTCTTACTATTTTTGAAGAATTAGCCTCGACAGTTGCGGCATTTAGAGCGTTCCAATTTTGAGTGGTATTGACATCTGACCATTGAAATTCATTGCTATTTAGCAAAGCGGATATTGTAAATCCGTCTAAAGTTGTAACCGATCCCGAATCATTAAAATCAGCATCGGTAATTTGAGCTAAAGAAGAAGCGGTTGGTGTGCAGTAATAAACAGTTCCATTTGGCAATTCGATTGTAACTTGATCGCCATTGTCAGTCATTATTACATTGCCAATTTCTGTGGTAATATTCCCCAATAATGTTACTGTTTTTGAAGCATCTATTTTATAAACCTTATCTCCTACTACTACATAAAGATTTTCACCCATTACGCGCATTCCATAAACAGGCAAAGAAACCCCAGTGTCTTTCCAAACAGTAAGCCCAGCAGTTCCTAAAACGATATTAGGAAAAGGGCTTGTTTGAGGGGCTATTTCGGCATAACAATTTAACATTCTTTCCGCCGAAATTAAGCCGCTTTTTGCCTTATACGAATTTACTCCAAAATGGATTGGTTGCAGCATTATTGATATAGATTATAGGTTGGCACAAAATAAATTGAATCTTCTCTATCGTATCCTTTAAGATTACGTAACATTTCATCAGCAGTTCTTTTAATTAATTCTGCTTTTGTTTTATCAATTCCATAATCATAAGTTAGGCGAGAAGCTAAACCAAAAGCTAAAGTTTCAGCCCATTCAATTGGAAAATCTGGATTATCGTTCCCGTTTGTAAAATCAAAAAACATTTTTTGAAATGTAAATCTAATTGTGTTGGTTGCGTCATTAGGGGCTTGGTATAAATATAAAGTTCCGTAGTTTAACTGCTTGTCATAATAAAATTGAGTTGGCTGCCCTGTGACTGTTTTTTGAGAAAGATTAAAATAATCACTTCTTGCTAATTCGTTTAAAAGAATATCGCAACTTGACAAGTCTCTTCTTCTTGCCGAGGTGATTGTTTCAGGACGAGTAATTTTAGTTTGATAAACAAAAACATTTGCGCCACTTGAAACATCATCAGTTAAGGCGTTAGTTAAATTAATCGTTGTTCCAGCAATGCTTGCAACAGTCGTCCAAAAAATGTCTCCGTCATCTTGCATAACACCAACATAATAACCAGCAATAAAGCCAGTTGCACTTGTAACCATAATTGCCGTTGCTGCACTTAAAGCTGCTGAACTTGTTGTTGTTTGAGTAAATGATTCTGTTGCATTGGTAATTGTTCCATCTAAAATATAACTTTCTTGACCTACTTTTAAAAATAAAGTTCCCTCGGCGTATTTCCAAAGATAAACACCTTCGCTTTTAAGACCCTTTACAAACAGATTTAAAGCATCTGAAGCCTCGTTTACCTCTTCGGAGCTTAAAGCTCTACCGCGTGTTTTTACACCAAGAATTGATAAAGCTCTGTTAATTATATCGTTTCTTGTTTGTGAGAAGGTGTTAGTTCCGCTTACTGCCATAATTAAAAATTGATTGAATATTCTTTGACTTCTTCGATAGTTGCGCATGCATTAATTGCATCCATTTCATCTACTGCAAGCTGACACTTAGTTGCAACGCCATCATCAATTGGACGACCATATTTAATAAGGGCGGCTGCTTGCCAGTCGGTTTCTTTAAGGTAGGTTATGCGGGTAGTTACTCTCATTGCCTTAGCTTGCTCTAATTTAATATTAGTAAATTGCGTTTCGATTTGTTCCCAAGTTGGCTTTTCAAATTGAGTATTTTCCCAAACTAGACCGTCAAATGGATTATCCCAAGGAAAACCATCTTGCTTGGTTTCCCAATAAACAAACCCTCCATTAATTTCTGGGTAAATTTTTTTAATAGCTTCGATAACATTTAGCATAATTAACCTTGAAATTCAGTTATTGTAATTGAAGAAATAGCGCTTCCGCCGTAAATTCTAGAAGTCGGGTTACCGTTAAAATAACAGTTTCCACCAGATTCGGAACCGCATCTTACTTTAAAAGTAGTAGATGAAGTAGTTCCCGCTGCCATAAAAAAAGTTAATTTTTGAACAGTTGCAAAAGATGAGGATACCGAAGAAAAAGTAGAAGCAAGGGCTGATGCCGTTGAGTCTTGAAATAGAGCAGTTCCTAATGTTCTTGTGCTATTAGAGCTAAGAATTGTAATTATATCTATTTTTAATAAACTAGTTGTGCTTTTAGGAGTAATAGAAAGCGACATAAATTGATCTCCCTCTAAGTTTTGCGGAATAGTATCATCGTATGGTAAAACAGTTCCTCCACTACCATAAGTAGCATTTCCAGTGTATGCAATTTGTAAAATTTCTATAGTTTCAGTATTGTTAGCAACAACAATCCATTGGGCTAAATTTAAATCATATCTTAACATTAAAACTTGAGAAGTTGAATTTAATGTAATTGTTACTCCAGTTTCAATTTTTATATTACCAACTGCATTTTTAACATTAATTATTCTAGCTGCATTTTGTAACCGTAAAAAAATAATTTGCCCATCTTGACCAGCATTTATCGTATCTAAATCATCGCTAGATGTTGATCCTTCGGTATCTATAATATATGAACCTGAATTATTATTTAATGTAATAACTCCCGCTGATATTGTCAAAGCTGTAGAAGTTCCTGATAAAAGGGGTAATGAGTTAGGATTTAAACAGACAACATCAACACCATCATTTACACAAAAATATCTTTGACTTGCTTTTAAGTCATTTGCTTTTAATGCCGTTTTAGTGCCTTGCTGAGTATATTTTTTCCAGTTTAAGGCAGATAAATTGTCAATTGCTAAAGTCGGTGCTGCTCCGCAATCAACATGAACTTGCACAACGAACGTTTGGGTGTTGGCGTAAGCACTAATTGTTGGGTTTGCAATTAAAGTGTAAGCTGTTGATGTCCCTGCAGTTAAACCCCAATAAGAAGTAGGGCGAACATCAAAGTCATTAAGAGAGACTGCGGAAGTGGTTGCTCCAACTGGGTCAACTGTTTCTAAAGTATTATTAGAAGAATCTTTTACAATTAATTTTAATTGAGATAAATCAGAATACCAAATTTCAGGAAAACGACCATTAGAGTCAGATATAACTGGGTTAGTGTTTGCAACAGTTAATCCAGCGTTTTGGTAAGTTGTTACTGGCGTTGTTGTTCCAGTTAAATAAAAATAATATTTATATCCTACTCCAACAGCTCCTGCGTTGGTGAATATTCTTGCAATTGGTTCAATAAATCTTTGTGCCATAATTATTTTTTGTAAAATTGTTGTTTAATTTTTTGAACTTCTTGTTCAGTATTGATACTTTGCATTAATACTGGCTTTTCTGCGTTGTCATCATCAATACCAAAATTTAAAGTATTTGCAGCCGCTTTTCCAGAAAATTTATCTAATTGTTTTAAATCCGTAACTGCTTGAGAAACAAAAGGTTTTTGCTCTTTTGACGCTTTATTTATAATATTTTCAAGATATTTAATTGAAGCATTTTTATTAGTAATAATTTTAGCAATTTCCTTAGCATTTTCAGGATTTAAACCTCTATAATTTTTTACTAAAAATTGTTCTCCTGCTTTTGTTGCGTTTGTTATTGCCGCATATTTACCAAAATTACTTGTAGCGTAAGAAATTAAACCATTAAAAGCTCTTAAAATAAAATTTGTGCTTTCTTCTTGGGTGCTTGGTTTATCTAACCTTAAAGATTTAATAGCCTTATTAAACAAAGCTTCTTTGTTAATATTATCAATAAATTCTTCATAATCTTTTTCACCTAAAAAAGTTTTTAATTGATCTTTTTTAAATTTATTTTCAATTATTTTTTTTACTTGAATTTCTGTTGGTATATTAGAGCTATCAAATTTTATTAATTTTTCTACATCTTTAACAATTGTATCTTTTGCCCCAACTTTTACATCATCTAAAATATCTTGTCTTTTTAAACCAGATTTAGAAGTAAATTCATTTATTTTTTTTATTATTTCAGAAGGCTCATATTTCGAAAATTCTTTTCCAAATTCTACGGCATCTTTTTTTATTGCCAAAGGTCTAAAAACATTATCGGCTTCTTTAAAAGTAGGAGACACTTCTCCAATAATATTATCAACCTTGCTTCTTAAAATTGACAATCTTCTAACTTCTTTATTTTGCCCACTTCTAATAGCTACGGAAATTTTATCATCAAACATTTCTCTTGTAGCGTGCAATGTTTCAATAGAATTATCAGGAGCATCAGGATTTAAAAATTGTTTGGCTTTATTTCTTGTTTCTTGAAATACTTGATTATTTTCTAATTCATCAAGTTGTTTAGCCAATTCTATTGATTTTGGCGACATTTGATTAAGATTAGTAATTTCTTTTCTAACATTAACTATTTTGCCACCTTCTTCAATTGTAGTTGTTTGTTTTCTTAAAGTGTTTTGAAATTCTTCAATTCCTTTTTTAGACAAATCTCGTTTATCATAAGATGATCCAGCTTTTATTCCAGCTATGCCACTTTTAACAGTTTGTGGAGTTATTTTTTTTAATTTATTAATAGCGTCTATATCTATTCCTAAAGAATCTGTTTCATTTAAAAATTCTTTAGCTTCATTGTATTTTGTGCTATTTTGAGAAAAAGTTGTTGCTCTATTGCCTTTTGTTGTGTTTGTTAATTCTTCTTTAATAAAATCTAAAACTTTATTTACTCTAGGTTTTTCTTTAAAATAGCCAGCTTCCCAAAGTTTTTCTCCAATTTGATCAATTGAAGCTCCCTTAGTTCCTTCTTTTCTTAACAAACCTGGTAAAGTTTTATTTGTAATTCCCAAAGAAGCTAATTCTCCTTGAAAATCATAAATACCTCCTAATTCTTTTATAAATTGCAACGGGTTTTTTGGAGCATATTTTTTTAAATCTTGTGTGGCAGTTTTATATTTATCAGCAATATTAAATAATTCTTCTTTGTTAGAGCCTTCAAAATTACCTTTTGCTTGTTGAAATAATTCTTTTTCTTCTTTAGAAACTAATGGTTTTTCAATATCCCTAGATTTACTTTGAAGATTATATTTATTAATAAAGTCAGTTTTAGTTTTTGTTGAAGAATCGGTTTTAAAACTTTTTACACCTTCGGAAACTGTCGTAGTTTGTGGAGAAGTAGTTGTTTTAACTTCTTTAAATTCAAATTTAGGCACTATTGTTCTATCAGCTTCCGCTTCTGCGTATAAAGGAGAAGCTAAAGATTTTTGTGTGTCGCTAATTTGTTTGGTGTAATCGTCGGCATTGTCTATTTTAGAAATAATTTTTAAATCATTATTTATTCTAGTAAAAGCCTCTTTATTTCTTCCTTCTGTAAAATCTTTAACTATTTCTCTTGCTTGCGGATATTTTGAAACAACACTTCTTGCAAAAGTTTTAAATTCCGGATTTTGAATATCAACCCCCGTCAAAGGTTTATCGCTAGGCTTGTCTAACAATTCTTTTAAAGCTAATTTTGCAGATTCTGGGTCTATTGCTTTTGCACCAACTTCTTCGGCAGTATCTTTTGTAAATAAATTTTTAACATAAGAAGTAGCTTTTTTAGCTTTAAAAGCAACATTTTGAGCTCCCGAAATAACATAAGGAGCGGCTTGTTGAACAGCTCCACCTACAACGCCACCAGCACCCACGCCAATTGCAACATCTTTTAAAGTTTGTGGAATATTAGTTAAATCTTCAGTTTCACCCAAAGCACTTGCTCCACCTAAACTAGCACCTCCTTTTACAGCAGTCCCAAATCCTTGACCAGCTAAACCAAGAGTTTTAAGACTTTTTCCAGCTACACCGACATCGGAAAATATTTGACCAGCAAAAGAAGTAAGTGGTCGGTCTTGTCTTGCCTTATCTAGTTTAGCTCTTTCGGAAGTTCTTGCTTCTCTGTAAAGGTCGCCAATATCTATGTTTTGCGTAGCTTGACCACCAAATAATTTTGCAACACCAGCGGAAATTCCTGCTTTAATTTCATCGCCAAAACCTAAAGGATTAGTTGCGGTTGTAAAAGCAGCTTCTCCCATTGACATTTTGGGTTCGCTAGATTGGCTTTCATCATCTAATTGAAAGCCAGCAGGTAGTCCAAAATTTCCTTGCTGATTTCCTTGCTGATTTGCTTGTGGCAATTCGTCTAAAACAAATCCTTGTGGAATTACTGGTTTTGCCATTGTCCTCCTTTAAAAACTGCTTTTTCTCCTGTTTGTGGGTTTGTAGCTGTTTGACCTTCTTTGATTATCTTT